ACAAGATTTCGACTTGAAGAACTCCAAGTAAAGTTAATAAACGAACCAAACATTTTGCCCACCAGTTCTTGATATTGAGCAAATAATTCATAGGTTAGTAGTCCGCCCATATTTGTTGATGATAACAAATAGGTATTCGTGTAGGCTAGGTTAAATGGTTCAAACACTGTGCCGCCTGAGCCGCCACCGGTTCTTGAACCGACGCTTCTACGGAAAATCTGACGAACCTGTTGAATTTCTTTAGGTAACGTATATTCGTTAACATCGGGCAATAAATTTAGGAACGCATAGCTTTCTTCAACAGCATTATCGCTGCGTTGACGGAAAACCGCTAGACTGCGATCTAGTGCCGTTTCGTAGTGTATGGGATCTAATTCGACGTCAATCATGCCATCGCCTAGCATGGTTTTACAGTAGTCGTAGACCTGTTGTTTTGCTTGATCATTTGAGCTCATATAACTATTTATCGTAGCGGTAAATATACTACTATGCCAAGACTTTCGTTATACCGTCCTGAAAAGGGAAAAGATTACCGTTTTATTGATAAAACCGTTTGGGAGATGTTTCAAGTGGGCGGCACCGACGTGCTTGTACACAAATACATAGGCCCGGGCGACTCTATACAGGGAGCTACCCCAGTTACTCCTGAATACACCAGCGATGCTGTAACAAATATTCAGGATCTTTTATTCTTAGAAAATCGAGATAGAAAGTATGACCCCGATGTTTATGTGCTTCGAGGTGTTTATAACATACAAGATACCGATTTCAATCTAAGTCAATTTGGATTATTTTTGCAGAACGACACAGTCTTTATTAGCTTTCATATTAATGATACTGTTGAAAAAATTGGAAGAAAATTAATGTCCGGCGATGTTATAGAATTGCCGCATCTTAAAGACGACTTTGCTCTCAATGACTTAACCTTTGCGCTAAAAAGATTTTATGTGATTGAAGAAATTAGCAGAGCCGCTGAAGGATTTTCTGCAACATGGTATCCGCATTTATATCGAGCAAAATGTAAACCGTTAGTTGATAGTCAAGAGTATAAAGATATTTTAGACGGTCTTGCTAACACTGATAAAGAATTAGGCCCATGGGATTCGACTGTAACATATCATGTTGGTGATATCATTACTGGTCCTGATGGAATAAAATATGAAGTTCTGCAAGAAGTTACCGGAGTGCTTCCTCCAAACAGCACCTATTATAGAGTTGCTGATTCGCTACGTGATATTATGTCAACGTATGAAAAAGAAATGCAGATTACACAGGCTGTATTAGATCAAGCAGAATTAGATGCACCTAAGAGTGGCTATGATACAAGTAGATACTACCATTTGCAAAAAGATACAGAAGGAAATGCAGAGTTAGTAACAGTTGATAGTGATATTGTTGCAGCCTACAGTGCTGATCGAGGCGAACCGGCTGTAGACGCTAATGGGAATCCGATCTTAGACGAAAACGGCGATCCGGTCTACGCAGGAGCTAATGCCAGCACACAGAATCAAACCATGGATGGAAAATACTATCATGGTTATATCACCGAGGACGGTATTCCGGCCAACGGAGCTCCGTTCTCTGCAGGCATAGCTTTTCCTGTTAATCCAACCAGCGGTCAGTACTGTCTAAGAAAAGACTATCTACCGCATAGATTGTTTAGATTCAACGGAAGCCGTTGGGTCAAGGTTGAAGATGTAAGAAGAATGACCATGAATAATTTAGGTGCCAGCGATGTTGGTACAGGGGATACGTTTGCTGGTAAGGACGTACGACAAACACAGAAAACCTCGTTTATTAATAATGATAAGGCTGGTAGAATTGACGGTCGTACTGTACAAGAAAAACAAAGCCTATCCAAGGCACTTAGACCAAAGGCGGATGAGTAATGGATTATTTTTATGACGGTCAAATAAGACGCTATGTAACACAGTTTATGCGTGTTTTCATAGGTTTCAAATATCAAACAGGCGACGGAGATCAAAGACAGGTTCCTGTTATGTACGGCGACCTAACACGACAAGTGGCTAGTATTATTAAAGAATATTCAGAAAATAAACTAGCTACAGTTCCACGTATATCTTGCTATATCAGCGGGCTTGAAATGGCCACTGATCGATTAACTGATCCAACATTTGTTAGCAAGGTTAACATACGTGAACGTAGATATACCGATGTCGACGCTGATGGTTTAGTTGAATATCAAAATATTCAAGGCGGTAATTATACCGTTGAACGATTAATGCCGACTCCTTTTAAATTAAGTATGAAGGCAGATATTTGGACTTCAAACACAGACCAAAAATTGCAGTTATTAGAACAGATATTAGTATTATTCAATCCAAGTTTAGAATTACAAACAACTGACAATTATATTGATTGGACCAGCCTAAGTGTTTTAAATTTAACTTCTGTAAATTTTAGTTCAAGAACGATTCCTCAGGGTGCAGAAAGCGATATAGATATTTGTTCTATAGAGTTTGACATGCCTATATGGATTACTCCTCCGGCGAAGGTTAAGAAGCTCGGTGTGGTCAAATCCATTATTACTAATGTGTTCACTGAAGCAGGCGATATTGTTAACTTAGAAGATCTAATTTACAATCAACGTAAGGGATCATTTGAGGCCATACCATTAAGATTCAGAGTACTATTGTTTAAATCAAATAATGGCCAGCCATACGACTACGATTTAACTTTGGTAAATCCAGATGCGGCTGTATTAGCATTGGGATTAGATCAAAAATCTATAAAGACCGGAGAACCGGTTGAGTGGAGTAAACTATTAGATACATTTGGCGGGTGGACTGCAAATCTAAGTCAAGCGTTCTTTAAACAACCAAGCGGATATGATATGATTGGAACTTTTAATGTCAATCCTGTTGATCCTAGCGTATTGGTTGTTACATTCGATCAAGACACAATCCCTCAAAATACCTTAATTGACAGTGCTATTAATGGTATAGATTCTAGAGGTACCGTTGATGCAATTATTGATCCCTACAAATACAATCCTAAAGAAAGTTTTAATGGACTTGCTAATATTCCATTAGGGCATAGATTCCTAATGTTAGATGATGTTAATAACAGCGGTAATGTTGGACAGAGTTATTTAAGGAGTGGCTCTAGTCCAGATAGCTCAACCGGGTCTATGTATGACGGTCCGGATGCTTGGAAAGATCTAGACGGTGAAGACTGTGTTATCAAGGCAAATTCTATAATTGAATGGGATGGAACTACCTGGGTCACAGTTTGGGATCCTGCAACAGGAGAAGATCCTACATATATTCAAAATATGCGTACTGGCATTAAATACCGCTGGGACAGCGAACAGTGGCTTAAAGCATTTGAAGGGGAATATGCACCAGGATACTGGGGCGTGATTACAGATCCTTAATAAGTAGTTGATGCAACAACGAGCCGGAATACTTTTCCTATCTAAAAATACCAAACGGATATTGCTGATATTAGAAAATCAGAAATGGACCGTGCCAACTTTTCCTAGACGATCAACTCTTTTAGAAGATGTTCGAGATCTACTAGATGATTATTCTCAGGGAAAATTAATACCTTTAGAACTTTATCTTTCTGAAGATAAAGGATTTGAGTATGGTACCTATATATGTCTAGTAGATCAGGAGTTTCTCACAACGGCCAGTAATACCATTTGTTGGAGCGACATCGACAATTTGCCCAAACAGTTACACAACGGGCTTAAAACTACATTAAATAGTTCAGTTATTAGAACAAAAATTGACACAGTATTGGAGTTAGAAAATGTTATCCATCCTTAAATCAACTAGATTTCAAACCGAATATAAAACTTTTCAAGAGAAGATTAATTCTATTTCAAACGAAAATTTGAAAAATGAATTAAACGAACTCCTAGGAAAACTTTATAATGCTGTAAAAAATATTGATCTACAGCATCAAGACATGTACGCTAGAACACAGATCAATATGGCTATCCCAGACACTAAACTTGAAGTGTCTGAGATTAGACTAACGATAGATCGCAAACTTAAAGATTGGGAACAGGCCCAACAACGTTAAGCCTGCGCTTCTCCCCATCGTAAAATAATATTCACCGGTGTTGCTGTACCAGCCACTTTATATACGTTAATAGCTAATACGTCTGGACCATTTGGGAACGCACCTCTACCACCAATTGCAGTAGAAGTTAACTCTTTGAGATTTTCTAGAGACAGCACACTGGTTTCTCCGGGATTACTAATAAACGAAAATACTTGTTCTCCCGGTGTAGCGTATTGTGCGCCAAATTGGAATGTAATTGTTCCGGCAGCATTAAGTGTTGTATTAGAAGCTTGTGTAAATGACACTCGATAAACGGTAGTTGCTCCAAAAGTTCTAGTCGATACAGCGTTGACTGCGGTATTAGCAGGGAAAGATGTAACTGCAGACGCAATTCGAGTACCAATTGTTGCTCCAGATGCTAACCAGGTTGCACTGGTAAAGAATAGGAAACTGGTTCTAACATACGATGCTGCTGTACCTGCGGCTTGAACTGTCACTGTGATGTCGTTACTTGCGCCACTGACAGAAGTCAAATTGGATGCAGAACTCATAACAATTCTAGTGTAGCTGACAGAACTAATAACAAGATAAGAACGTGTAATGCTGGAAATTGTTTGGCCTGTACTAATAAACGTATTCAGTGTATAGGTTAATCCGGTTGGAGTACCTGCTGTAGTAGTAAGGGCGGTGCCGCCTGTGGTTGTTAATGTAAATGTTGTAGACCCGTTAGTAGCAGAAATTCTATAGGTTGTCGGGTTAGCATAGCCAGTAATACTTCCAGTACCACCAAATGTTCCACTAATGGTAATTGTTTCACCAACAAACAATGTTGTTGATGCACAACTAAATTGTCCAGCGGTACCTGTAATCTGCACACTAGATAGTGTGGTTCCTGTTCCAGCAATACTTAAAATATCACTGGTTACAACACCAGATGCATCATATGCTGTATCTGTGATTAAGAAATCTGTTCTACTAGTTGATAGTGCAGACCCATATAATGCTGTTGCTGCTGACGTCGATGTTACAGTTATATTATTTCCAGAACCCGTAGGGCTTGTTACAGAACCGGCACTGCCCATAACAACTCTAGCATAGGATGTACCAAATATTGTTGTGTAGTTGGCGGTTAAGCTGGAAATTGTCTGTCCGCCTACTAGATACGTAGTAGCCGATAGCACGTCACCAACTGCCAATGTTAAACTAGCGTATTGGGTCTGTGTAATCAAAAAGTCTGTTCTAGCTGTGCTAATCGCACTATTGTACAATGTTGCAACTGAACTAGTTATTGTCATGTTTACATCATTGCCGCCATTGGTCGCTGCGGCCGGAGATGCTGCTGTACCAACACCAGACATAACAATTCTAGTATAATTCACACCTGCTAGGTTAATAAATGATCTAGTCCACGATACGATTGTTCGTGCAGGGAAAACATACGTGGCAGCTTGAACCGGGTCACCAACAGCTAGCGGTGTGGTAAGTGCGTCATATTGTGCATCAGTAATTAAAAAGTCTGATCTAGTTGTATTAATCGCTCTATTATATGTTGCGCTGGTCGCCGCAGCAAAAGATTTAGCTGCAACGGTTTGATTTATAGTGCCAAAGGAAATAGCCACAGGCGACTGTGTTGCAGGAGCAAAAGATTTAGCTGTTAATGTTGTTGTAAATGCTCCCTGTATTGTAGCTGTTTGTGTTGTAGCGCCACCGGCCCATGTTACAGAACCGCCTGAAGCAATTTGAGCAAAGCTAGGCTGGCCTCCTGCGGCAGCGGATGTTAATCCGTTCCACGTGATTTTTGTAGGATCGTCTGGATAATTACTTGGGTTTAGTACACCCTCAATAACAATAGCACCACCACCAGATACTGTGTCCGAT